ATCTTCCTACCCGACGGCCGCCTACGCGTCGAGGTTTTCATGCGTGCTTTTGCCAGAGTCGACCCCAAGTCGACCCCTGGCTACCCATACATGCACATCTCCACGAACGCGCAGCTTGACCTAGTCGACCTTTACCGCGAAACCAACAAGCTCCTAAGTATGTGGCGCACCGTTGACAAGCCCACGGACACTATCACAGCCATTAACAGTGGTTATGCTATGCCTGCCCATGTCTTCGTCAAAAGCGAGCCCACGAAAATGGAGAAGAAGGCTCGTCTCATCTACGGCACATCCATCATCATGAATGTCATCGGACGTATCCTGTTCGGTGACTATCTCGATTCCATTGTGCGTATGTGGGACGTCGCAGCTCACAAGGTAGGCTTAGATTTCAACACCGATGACGGCCTTAAACGTTTTCTTTCCTTTTACCGCAAGCTCTACAAGGACACCCACGGACTCTTAGTTTCAGACGATGTACAGGGCTGGGAGTATCAGTCCCGAGAGTGGATGCACGCTATTTTCCATGAAGCCCTCCGCTACCACATGGACGTTCAACTTATGTGGCTATACGAAGCCTACGAACATGCAGAGAAGATGCAGGCGTTTGTCACTAGTGATGGTGATATTAACATCCCACCCTTCTTCATCATGCTCTCCGGCAAGATATTGACCCATTTTGAGAACTCCATGGAACGTGCGGCGCTAGCTCTCATGGACGCCTACCTGGCGGGCAACATCACACTCGACGAACTCAAGAACTCTACGCTCACGTTGACTTCCACCAATGGCGACGACTGTCTTGGTCCTGTCGGTAACCTTGAGCCTGCCCAACTTTATTCCAGCCTGCTTGGATTCGTACACACGGACATTATTGCCTGCACCGAGGACTTCTTTGTCACCTGCTCGCAAATCTTCCGCGTTACGGCCGGCAAGCTAGGACGCTGTCCTGACAGCACCGCCAAGTCGCTCTACAACCTACTCGCGACCAATGATGCTGGCGCTTGCATGGACATCATGCATTACCTGGAGACGCACCAAGCGTACCCCCTGATCTGCTCGATGTTTATGCGTATGAAGAAGGGCCTTCTCAGCCATGTTCAGGACATGGCAAATGAAAGCAAAGAAAACAAACGCTCCCGCACCGAAGACTGCTAGCCAGACGACCATTGTGGTACAACCACAATCCCGTCAGGCCGCACGAGGTCGCAACAGCGTTAACACCAACCAACAAAATCAACAACAACTCATGCACGTAGCACACGAGGTCTGCTCCATCACCAACCCTTTCTGCCCCGAGTCACGTAACTCCAAATGGCCGGATCAGTCTGGGTGCCAGACTCTCAGCGTGCCAGTGCGCATGAGGTACAATATGACAACCGACGCCTCGGGTCGCACCGGCGCTGTGTTCACCTCGCGTTATAGCACAGGCATCATTCCAGGCACGGTAGACGCCTCCGGTGTCTTCACCTGGAACCATGCCGGCACGGCGTACTCCATGTTGCCTTATGCCCCAGCTTTTACCGAGGCTGACACATTTCGTGTCGTGTCGCTAGGTGTCAAGGTCACGCCAATCACGTCTGCCATGAACTCGCAAGGGATCATCAACATGATTGAGCTTCCACCCGCTGACGACCTTTTCGACTACGCCACCTTCAGCACCCGCACCAAGAACTACCCAACGTACGAATCACTGCCCCTCAAGTCCAGCCAATCCCTCTACGGCATCGCTAGACCAACAGGCAACACCGCACGTGAGTTCCACAACACATACATTGACATCCCCGATTCTAACGGCATCGTCCCTTTTAGCACCAACGATTGGTCCTCCCTCTGCGTCTCCGTAGATGGCGGAGCTCCCAATACTGCCGTGGCTATTTGCGACATCTATTACAATTTGGAAGTCACTGTAGATGCTATCAGCTCATTGGGTTTTCTCACGTCGCGTGCTGTGCGCCCCAACACCCGCCTTACCAACATCTCCACAGCCATTACACAGAAGACGGCCATCATTCAAGGCACTGACCACAGTGTCGACGAGAGCTTTCTTAGCCGTGCATATAACGCCCTCGGCGGCGCCGTGAGCTTCATCTCACGCAACGCCAGCGGCGTCGTACATGCAGGGCAAGCAGCTTATGCCGTTGCCCAAAGCCGCCCGCGCAACCTGCGCGAGGCAGGCACTGCTCTTCTGGCCTACGAGTTCGGTACCCCTGGCCCCCGCTCATATATACAAGATGTTGATTAGTTG